GTATTCTTAATCCATCCACACTTCCGCCTGTGAAGTAGCCGCTGGCGTAATTAATCTGATCCTGACAGTTTAACAAAGAAGAAATTTGAACCCCTTTGCACAGTTTCTCCTTTCAAAATAATTGCCCTAGCATCAGCTAAATGACAATGATAAATATAAGTTTTCGCGGACATGGGTCCCAGTGTCTTAACATTAACTCGATCTTTCGTCTTCATGGTCTTAATTTTCGTGTTATACGAAATCTCAGATGGAGACACCCTAATAAGAACATGCTGATATATATTAGTAAAATTATTTGGGAACCTCCTCATCACTATTGCTAACACCTCCGCAACCTCCAAAACCTCAGAATATATTGTGAACACCATTAAAGCTCTATGAGGCGCTGTAACAGGGAATACAATAGTCACCACATCTGTAAATCCATTACATTGACATCCCATCATAGTTTGTATCTCAGTATAATTCTTTCTTAAATGATGTATTTCATCTATCTGGGCTAAATCTAATGTCCGCATCCTTTTACTATACATTAAATCACTAAATAGCATAATCACTAAACTCCTTAATGTGTACCTAATAAACGCTTCTGTCCTCTTTTTATTCATTCTCTCAATTTGTCGTTGTTTCCATGCCTCTCCATTTTCACCCAATTTCTTCGCCTCCTCCTCAATTCTCTTCGTCTCTTCCTCACCATATTCTTCCCATTTCTTTCGCCAGCTATCCTGTTCTTCACCTTCGAACTGATCTTGATAATCCCAATTATGTTCTTCGCAGGTTACATTACTTAAGCAATGAATTAGGAAATCACTCAATCGTAATCCTTTCAGATGTGTTATCGTACTCTTCCTAGGCATTACATGAATGGCTAGATATAACGTCTGCTTGTACTTTTTAAAGAACATTACTCCTGTCTCATACATTCGTTTTAAACCCACTTCGCCAAACGTAGCCAATAATATTATCAGCAAATTGTGGTTGCATAACAATTGTAACATGTCTGAAATTGTAGTAACTCCATTCATTGAGTTTGCACGACTAACCAATCCTGACAAATCTGGTACGTAAGTTTCTAAAAATGTCTCCAATGTTAGCGACCCAGTAATCACCAAATTAAGATCACTAACTACTTCTTCAGGATCATATCTTTTCTTTTCTAATCCGAAAGCTCTTCTCAATATTAATATAAAGCCTACTGGTATAGACATACACGCTCTGATCTCGCCTAAGAATTCTTCATCCCAATCATCATAAATGAGTTTCTCCGCTAGATACTTATCACAAAACGCCAACTGTGCACGCCACTTATCTTTCGCTTCATCACTCATCAAATCATTAAAGGACAATTTAATTGTGTCTGGATATAGATTCTTTTTCATACGAATATTTGATAACCTACCAACTAAATTATACATGAATCCCATTATTTCTATATAATTATACATAATTACTCTCTCCATTGCGCATCCTGTTGGTAACTCACCATAAGCTTTCTCGATTCGCTTCGCCACTATTTCTTCCTGTCTATATGGTATTTCGTTTAGCCAGGTCTTCCAAAATGGATCTTCCACGTCATCTGGTTGTGCTACCATTTTCAAGGTGTCAGGGGAAGAAATCGTCTCAAAAACATTTGGTATACATGCGTACATGCAAGCAAAAATACCTCTAAATCTATTAGGTAAACGATTTAAATCTTTCCAATTTTTAGTATCCGCAATGGAATTTTTTACTGCTCCTGTATTTGAATGTTTCCAACATGCTATCTGGATCTCTGGGAAATATCTTGATTTTCTTCCAATTAATGCTAAACCCTTTACAGCGGTATCTTTCATTAAGTCTTGTATCTCCTCTTCCAAGTCATCCTCAAAATGTTTCAAATCTGTCCCTTCCGTATGCTCAATATGATGCAAATATCGTTTCTGTGAATTATCACCTTCACGATCTAGCAAATCATTATAAAACTCCCTTTCACTTTGCAAAAATGGCTTCGCAGGCGCCGCGACCGTTAACTTATGGGTCAACATCTCGAGGAAGAAAAACTTGGCCGCAGACGCCCCCGATTCTTCAGTTAGATTTGATAATCTTGATTCATCTTTTATTATTTTGCCCATGATACAATTTAACAACTCTAGATGCATCATTTGAGACATTAACCTTTCTGATCCTAGCAAATGGGACCTGTGAGTACACATGCCAACTCTCTCAACGTAAACAGTCTGCAATACATTTCTACGCATCAACAGCGTTGAATGTGTAACACGTAACGCGCAGTAATTCGCTTTTGCATTAATACCTATTCGCACACGTCGTGGGTCCGCTTTTGTCCGGTGCACTGCCATGTCAATATTCTCCTGGGGTCTACTATCCGAAAGTCGCGCAATGCATCTATCAATAAATGTATTAATAACCAACTCACTATTTTGCCTTTGCACTATGTCTGTATTTTTGTAAGCACTAAACAATGTATTAAATGTTAAAGTATCAATGGTTCCTGTATCCTTTATGATCTTCTCGGTTGCACTCAACTTAACCTTTGATTCATCCACTTCTGATTGTGGCGAGATTCTATCATCCAAGTCAATGACCAGGTCGTATTCATCAGGTAATACCTTATTTGTGTCAGGTTTACTATCCCGCCATAATAACACGCCATACTCGGCCATAGTGAATGAATTTTAAC